GCTTCCATTTTTTCATAGGTTGCAGTGTCTTCAGCAGATACTATTCCATCTGTACCTCTTTTGGTGTCCAGGAATGCTTTAGCAGCTTCCCAGGATTTTGCTCTTTTTTCACGTAGTTCAAGAATTTTATTCATAGTGTTTTCCTCCTAAAATTTAGTGCCCAATCAACGAAAGCCGCTTCTCAAGCGACTCAATTGGGGTACCAGTATTCTCTTTTGCTAGTTTGGGTTTTACCTTATCCAGCAGTGAGTTGGTAACAGCTCTGCGGCTAAAGGCATAGGTGAAATCCTCAGTCTGATTTCTTTTCTTTTCATCCTCCAAGATGCCATCAGCAAAACCAAGTTCGATGGCCTTCTTCGCATTAAGCCAGGTCTCTGCATCCATAAGATGAGAAAGCTTTGTCCTTGACTGGCCCGTTTTTATTTCATAGGCATTGATGATGCTCTCCTTAACTTCAGAAAGCATGGCGATGGCTTTTTTCATTTCCTCGCTGTCCCCAATGGCCACGGTAAGGGGGTTATGGACCATCATAAGGGCAGTTGGTGCCATGAGCACCGTTGTCCCTGCCATGGCGATGACTGAGGCTGCTGAAGCTGCAATACCATCAATCTTTACGGTAACAGTGCCTTTGTAATCCATCAGCATGGCGTAAATCTGACTTGCAGCAATGCAATCACCTCCTGGAGAATTAAGCCAAATAACAATGTCACCCTCACCGGCAGTAAGCTCTGCTTTAAATGCCTTAGGGGTGACATCATCGTCAAACCATGAATCTTCGGCAATTACGCCGTCTAGGTAGAGTGTTCGGATGCCAGTATTTTCATCTCGTGCCCAGTTCCAAAACTTCTTCATTTAGGTTCCTCCGTTTCTTTAATATTTGCGAACGCGCCTGCATCCTGTAATTTTGTCATCGCACCGTTAATTAAATAGAGATCGCCACCTAGTGACTCTGGGATTCTATCCAGATTTTCAAGTTCTCTAATATCATTGGCGCTCATCCATCCGTTTTGACGAGCAGTGGCATAACCACTCATACGGCTGACATAATCGCCACGCAGCAGACCATCCACATTAAACTTGATAAATACATTAGGTTTCTCGCTTTCCATGAGAAGCGCTCTACACATGGACTGTTCCCAGCGGACCACCCAAGGATCGAGAGTGTATTTTACGAACTCAAGTGATTGCTGCTCGATGTTACTAAAGGATGACTTTTCAAGGTCAGCAAGCATATGAGGTGGGACTCTAAAAATACGAGCGATCTCATTGATCTGAAACTTTCTGGTTTCTAGGAACTGTGCTTGTTCAGGAGATATACCGATAGGCTGGTACTTCATGCCTTCTTCAAGAACAGCGACCCTGTGAGCATTTCCGCTTCCTTGATAGGCTGCGTTCCAGGATTCTTTGATCCTTGCAGGGTCTTTGATGGTACCGGGGTGTTCTAACACACCTCCAGGTGAAGCGCCATTAGCAAAAAACTTAGCTCCATATTCTTCAGTAGCGATGGCAAGTCCTACAGCGTTTTTCGCCATGGCAATGGGTGAATAACCCACTAGCCCGTCAAAGCCAAGTCCGGGAATATGAAGGACATCTGATGGTGAAAGATACACTTGATTCTCTCTACCAAGAGTAGGAGCATCTTCACTACCACGCTGGTACAAATAGAAAAGCCGACCACTTGAATCGCGATCGACCGTCATTTTGTTTGGCATCAGTGGGTATAGGGAGATTACTTCACCTCGTGCATTTCGAATAATCTGAGCATATGCATTTCCCCATAATAAAAGATGACTCATTAGCGTCTCTCTAAACGCAAAAGAAGTCATCTCCGGGTTTGGTTCATCATGAAGCAATTTGTAAAGCGGGTGTTTAAGGTTTTTCTCCTTACCGCCTGTACCATTATATTTGTAGACATGAAGTGGTAGACCAGCCAGCGTCTCCGATAAGATTCTAACACAGCTATACACTGCGGTCATTTGCATGGCGGTTTGCTCATTAACCGGTTTCCCAGCACTGGTGCTTCCAAAAAAGAAGCTGTAATAGCTTCCTGAAAGAGTATTTTTAGGCTTGTCACGAGCCTTAAATATTCCTTGCAGTATTCCCATGGACATCACTCTCCTTATAATGGGCATGAAAAAAGCACCTATAGAACTAGGTGCACTTAACAGGTGACTATTTTAACTTGTCTTCAATATGAAGTATTCATAATCATATTCAAATAAATCTTTTATACTGTACTTTTTCGCGTAACTTTGTAAATTACCAACTCGAGCAGCATAGTCTGAGTATTTTTGAAAATCATGAGGAAAATTTACGCCGTGTATCTTTTTGTAATCTTCTATAGCTATTTCATCCTTTATCATTGATAGCTTCTTTGAAACTATCAGCCTGAACTCCTGCTGATATGAATAATTTGAACCTTTTATAAAGGCAGCTCTCTGTGGATCGGTAGTTAATAGTTGTTGTTGAACTTTCCAATCAACAGAGCCATAATTTACAAGATCAGCCATAGCTGCGTGTCCATCAAAGTATTCAGAGTTTAGATTTGATATAAAATCTTCGTAATTTATGATAGCAAAATGACCTGTGCCATCAGGGAAAAATTCTTGTATAGCACGTTTGTTAATGAGGATACCCTCTGGAATTACATCATCATTAAAAACACTGTACATACAATAAATGGGATAATTGGCACAAACCCGTATACAGTCAAGTAGGAGCCCTTCTCTTCTGTCGCCTCTTGTTTTATCATTACTTTGTTTTTCTAATTCTGCATAATATCCTAATGGCCTCATGAAAAGCTCTCCATTATCAATTAAGCTATCCACATAGGTTTCTTCAGGAATAAATTTTATCAAGAACTTAATCTCTTTATCCATTGGGTCCCTCCTTTTTACCAAGGTATAAAAAGATTTTATCATAACACTCTAAACAATTAAAATACAATTAGCCCCCTCTCATCATACACAGAATTACCAGATTCTCCACCACAGCGGATCGCCCGGTCAAGAGCCATGATTGTGGCCACAGCTCCGTCAATCTTCTCTGTGGATTTTTCTTTGTCTGCTTTGATGTTACCAGCAGGATCGGTTCTAATAAAAATGTTATCCATCATCCAGCGGAGAACAGGGTGACCACCGTGAGCGATTTTCTGCTCTAGTGTGAGTTTCATTAGTTCCTTAGTTGGTGGTGACATGTCTTTAAATCCCTGACCAAAAGGGACAACTGTGAATCCTAAATTCTCTAAGTTCTGAGTCATTTGAACTGCTCCCCAACGGTCAAAGGCAATCTCCCGAATGTTATACTTCATTCCAAGCTCCTCGATGAAAGCCTCAATAAAACCGTAGTGAACAACGTTGCCTTCCGTAGTTAAAAGGAAGCCTCGTTTTTCCCATACATCATAATTCACGTGATCCCGTCTAACCCTAAGGTCAATGCTGTCTTCTGGAATCCAGAAGTATGGAAGGACCACATACTTGTCATCTTCATCCTGTGGAGGGAATACGAGTACGAAGGCAGTAATATCTGTGGATGAAGAAAGGTCCAGTCCGCCATAGCAGGCGCGGCCCTTAAGGGTTTCTGGATTAACAGGAAAAGCACAAGCATCCCATTTATCCATAGGCATCCAACGAATAGCCTGCTTCACCCATTGATTGAGTCGAAGCTGCCTGAAGCTGTTTTCTTCCGCAGGGTTTTGTCTTGCGGATTCATAGGCTGCCTTCACCTTATCCATGCTGACAGTGATGCCAAGGGATGGATTTGCTTTCTTCCATACCTTTGGATCAGACCAGTCATCTTCAAGAGCTGCACCATAAATGACAGGATAGAAGGTAGGATCATTCTTTCTTCCAGCCATAATGTCCAGTGCTTTCTGATGCACTTCCCAGCAGATACTGTTTTGATTATCGCCGGCAGTGGTGATTAGAAAGTACAAGGGCTGCATCCGGGCATCCCCACTACCTTTTGTCATAACATCGTAGAGCTTTCTATTCGGTTGAGTATGAAGCTCATCAAATACAACGCCATGAGTGTTGAAGCCGTGTTTGTTTCCAACATCGGCTGAAAGCACTTGATATATGCTTCCAGTGGGTTGATAGATCAGTCTTTTCTGTGAGTCCAGAATCTTTACCCGCTTGGATAAGGCTGGGCACATACGCACCATATCAGCAGCCACGTTAAAAACGATAGAGGCTTGGTTACGATCTGCAGCACAGCCATAAACCTCAGCACGTTCTTCGTTATCTCCACAGGTTAAGAGCAGGGCAACAGCCGCCGCGAGCTCACTTTTTCCCATCTTCTTTGGTATCTCTACATAAGCAGTATTAAACTGGCGATAGCCATTTGCCTTTATGGTTCCAAATAAATCCCGGATGATTTGCTCTTGCCAATCTATTAGTTCAAAGGGCTTTCCTGCCCAGGTTCCTTTGGTATGGGAGAGGCATTCAATAAAACCAACTGCATAGTCCGCCATCTCCTTGCTGTAATGGGAATCTTTCGCCATGTATGAGGTTGGTTTATATTTCTTTAGTTTTCGGATATGCGGACACCTCCTTTAAAAAGACATAAAAAATAGACCCTAAGGTCTTCTGTAACGAGGAAAAGAGCCATGTAGCTCTGTTCCGTTATGCGTTTCTATCTTGTTTTTAATTGTATTCCTTCATCAAAATTTTAAGTGCAGCTTGCGCATTGGTATCAATGGGTTCAATGTCCCAGCCTCTATCAAAGTTTGCAATGATCTGGCCATCGCGCTTTAGCATCAGTTTTGAAATCCTACCCTCATCAATGCCGTAAGGGGAGCCTAAGTCAAAGCTTTTAATCCAGTAATTAATGGTTCTGTTTTCTACTTCGATTTTGCCTTCTCTCCACATGGTATAAGCCCTCCTTAAATCCTAACCAAGATGGCTGGTAGAATTTGCTTTTCGCCAGTCTGCCAGTCGGTGTGGCTTGTCTTAACCTTGGTCAGCCCATCCATCCTGCAGCCATGCTTCTCAAATTCGGCTAGGGTTGCAATCAATCCTGAGAAGGTGCTTGAAATGGTAATGTGGTCTATTCCGTACGCTCTGCAGGCTTTAACAATGGGTTCGATGTCGTAATCCCAAATGACCTCAGAAAAGTCGATGGTGTCGTTTCCTGCTTCCTTACTTCTTTCATAGGCCCAGTACATGGTGCTGTTGATTCCAGACTCCTTAAAGTTTGCGCCACTTGCTTTTGCTTCCTCAAATACTTTGATTTCTTTCATGTTCTCATCCTCCATTTAGTGTGGTTTTGTTTTGGTACTACATATATCACTCTAAACGAGAATAATAGCAAGTCATTTCTGTAGTAATAGAGCAGGTTTTCATTTTAATCTTCAATCGCTGTGTAGCGTGGGTAGTCATAACCTTCAGGATTTGTGAGGATCTTTTCACCAGTGTCTTTGTTGACGACTCTAATGCATCGCAGCTCACCTTTTTCGTTGGTGCCTCCATCTGACTTCTTGATCCAGGACTGATCCTCTAGGAAGTTGCTGGTGAACTTCTTAAATTCTAAATCACTTAGCTCAACAACTCGAATCACAGTGTAGTCAGAACCAATGACACCATCTTCCTTTGCTTCTTCAGTTGCCTCTCGTAGTTCTTTTAAATTGTAGAACTTTCGACCAAATAATGCCTTCATTGCTATGCCTCCTCCCTGGACTTTTCATCGATTACCTTGCAGGAATCAATGCCATAAACCACATTCAGGCTACTCCCGTTGTCCCACTGAACCATGATGGAGCCTGTGTCATCCACACCCCACACGGTGCCTTTTGTGCCCGATGGAGGTGCTTGCACATCATCCATCCAAAGGAGCTGGACCCTGGCGCCAGCAGGATACTGCTTACGTAGGTAGGCCAGTCTTTCTTTACTGATGATTTTCACTAGGAGCACCTCCTTTGAAAGCACTGCTGCCGGATAGGTTTTGAAGGAGAATCTTTCTGTGGGTTTTGAATTCTTCTCCAATAAATCCGAGGCGGAGAAGGAAGCAGCGGAATGCGTATTTTTCATTATCGACTACTTTTTCTTTTACAGTGATTCTCTTTTGGGTTTTTGCCATTTCACAAAGCTTTGTAATGAACTGGGAGTAGGATTTTATCTCCTCTGGATTTGGCAGTTTTGAAAACCAAGGGAAGCTGATGCGTTCTTCGTCGGATTCAATGGGAAGGGCATCTACATTCAAAGCTTTCTTAATGAGGTTTCCTTTTGCCACTAACAGTTTGGATAGCTTTTCCAAGTCATCATCGGAGAGGGAGTCTTTTGGAATCTGGATGATGAGTCCAGTTTCCTCGGTCTCTGCTTCAGCAGGAGTGGGTTCATCCACCTCAGCTTCAAACCCTGCATCAAGTAGCTTTTTCATTAGTGACTTGGTGTCCTCCTGAGACACTTCGCTATCAAAGGTTAGCTCTCCGTCTTTTCCGATGTGGTAATGTCCGACCTGGTAAGCGCAGGATGGAACACCCAGGTACTTTGAGGGAACCTCTGTGATTTCGCTGATGAGCTTCACCAGCTTTTTTCGTTCATTACCAGTTACGTTGTAATTGATTTTCATGGTATTGACCTCCTTGTTTTTTTGCTTACTACATATATCACTCTAAGTGATGTTAATAGCAAGTCTATCTTTCGATAGTTGTGTTATTTATTTTCAGGGAGGTCACTGTAGCGGTATTCTTTGCCATCACGCAGGAG